TTGATGATTGACCAACGCAAACCACCTGTAGTGTAATACTCACCGAAAGGACCAGTTTTGATTTGTCTTTCAGAGAAAGCATACTTGTACTCCAACTGCTTAGCGAATGCTTTCAAAGTTAGATCATCATAAGATCTCCACCAGAAATCACCATTCCACTTAACGAAAGAACCGATACGATCCCTACGAGATTGGTGGCTACTTTCACGTGTAACTGAGGTCAAAGCGAAATCAGTATCAGGAGTGTAGTTCAATGTAGTCTTACCGAAAGAAGAACGGTTAGGAGAAGCATCGAAGAAACGTTTAGCGTTGTGGTTAACAGCGAAGTTACCAGATACCCAAGCAGAAGTGCTTACGGGAGCCAAGGTGATTGTATTTGCACCGTAGTTAACATCAGTAACCAAACCTTGAACCATAGAAGCATCAGCAACGATGTCACCGATACGGAACTTAGATACATCAGTCAAACCAACTACACCAGTAGTGGTGTTGATAGCTACGTTAACTTTAGAGAATACACCCAAGTTACCCAAAGAAGAAATCTCGATCTTAGATTGTGGGCTAGAGATAGAAGAAGACAATTTAGAAGTAAGCTGAGTCAAAACGTTATACCCATAATCTTGAGCATAAACCATCGCCATTTTATTTGGCAATGAAAGTCCCTTAAGCAATAAAGATTGACTTAAAGGGAGATTTGAAATAGTTGACATTTTTTGTGTTTTTTATTTTTTGTGGTTATTCCCATTAACCCGGGAAGTAGGTATTAAAAGCCTCTTGTGCGGCCTCAAGTCCAGATCCAACGCTACGTCCACCTGCTGTATTGTTCTTACTAGGATTACTCACTTCACGAATAATCTGTTCTTTACCTTCATTACGGGCTTTAGTTACATTGGCTTTTACTAAGTCTTTTCCATGTTTTAACCATAGAGCGACAGAGTAAACTTTTTCAATATCGAATGAGCCATCTTTTCTCTGCAATGAGAACTCCTCATTTATGAACTTCTTCAGATCCTTAGACATTTCGTCTGTAATCTTCAAGCCATAAACTTCCTTGTTCACAATCTGCGAAGAGAATTGATCTAACTCGGCATTGTATTTATCAGCAATAGCTTTTTGCGCCTCACTGTTTTGTTGATTAGAAGAGACTAACTGTTTCAGTTTTTGCTCATTCTTTTCTGCAAAACGGCCTCGGAACGTTTCAGCCCATTGTTTCTTTTGTAAAATAGATGCATTCTCGTAGTCATAAGTTGCCTGCTCAATCTCTTCTTCTGTTAAATTCATGAATTCTTTCAGACCTTCCTTCATTACCTTGGCATCATCCCAACTAGTCAAATCATCTACATTATACTCTTTTACGAAATCGGCTAATGTTTTTCCACTCTTCTTGTATTCCAAGATTAGCTTCATATCATCATCGAAATCTACAAATTCTTTTTTCTCCTCTACCTTAACTGACTCTGTAGTATTTACAGTTTCATCCTTGTCCCACCACTCCTTCTCTGCTGCCGCAGGTTCGGGGTTAACTTCGGTGTTACTTTCTGTGTTAGGTTCGGGGTTAATTTCTGGGGCCGGTTCTGGTGCGATTTCCGCAGGCACCTCAGCAGGAACAACCGTCTGAGCTTTTAACTCATCCGCAATCTCTTTCAAGTATTCTTCTGACATATTATTTCAAATTTACTTATTATTTATTACAAATACAAATTATTGCTGAAGCATAGCCTCTTCGACCATTGCATCAGGGGCAACCTTAGAAGCTACATCCAATTCTTTTCTGTAATTAGATCCCTGCTCCTTCATTCCTATTTGTTGTTGTTGTGCAGCCATCTGTTGTTCTTGTTGGGCCTGTTGCATCATCTGCATCATGGCTTGTTGCTTCTCTTGATCTCTTTGTTTTCTATTCAGACTGTACTCCAGCTCATTGATTAAGTCTGTGTAAGAATTCGCCTTCTCGATTTTAATGTAGTCGAGCATATCGATCATTTGGTTTTGCATAGCCGCTTGAGCCAATCCAAGTAAACGCTCTCTTGACTGCTCATCGATATAATCTTTAACCTTCAAGTACACACCCAACTCTTGGAATTGGAAGTCCTCAGTCAACTTTAAGTACTGCTTACCGCTTGTGCCAACTACAGGAATCTCATTCTCACTCTCATCAATTAAGGATACCTTAAATTGATTTAAAGCAAAGGACAATTGCTTCTCCACGAATTGGATAAAGCCCTGATAGAGATAAGTTGTTCCCAAGTTTGATTGAGCGATTGTACCGGCTTGTGTTTTAGCACCTACGTACCCAGCCTGCTGACCTAGGGCAACCTTTGGAATATTTACAATCTCTTCCATCAATCTCTCTTCCTCTCTGCGCAAATTAATTAATAATTGAACATTGGGGTCTAGGGTCATATCCACTACTTCAACCAAACGAGCATCCTGACCAGCAACAAAGTCCTCGCCAGTCGCAGAGCCATCAGTGATGTGGATACCAATTCTTTCAAAATCAGAGATGACATCACGGGCTGTAGAGGTACCTAATTTCTGTTTATTGATTAGATACACTTTTCCTTTCGCCCTATTCATCATCTTAGTAATCTCATTGGTGATGTAATCGATACGATCTTGGTGCTGGTGAAGACGAGCTACAACAGAACGATTCTCGCCCATAACCATATTAGGGATAAATACTTTTAATGGCAACTCAACATCTCCTGGGTTATCAGTCTTACGAACGATATTGGTCATCTCCTCTGCATCAACGATGTATCGGTTTCCAATTAGTGTTCCTCTGTAAACTGTCTTAGTCCAGTACTGCCCTTTTCTTTGATTGCGAATCTTGCTATAGTGGGTATTGCCGAATTTATCTTTTGATTTCTCGTAGCCCATATCCTTCATACCTACCCAATACCCAGTCACACAGGCTAGGGTTGGAAGATTATTGATATTGAAGGCCCAATTGGTTGCATACGGGTGAGTTGTTAATTCAAGCAATTGATATAAATTATTTGAAGTTATCTTCTTCAACTCATCGATCTCCTGAAAAGTCAAAGAGTCTTGGTATCTCTCGATAACATCACTTACGTTCAACCAGTCCACCTTACCTACGAAACGGGCATCAGAGTTGAAATCATCATCCTTCGCCCTATCAACTATTAAGTTGTGGGGTAAGATAGTCTCAAAGTATTGTTTTCCATTCTCTACTCTATTCTCGATTCCTACGTATCCTCCTAGTAAGGTATAAAGGAAGGCTTGTTTGTATTTCTCTTGGAAAGAATTACGATTTAAGATATCTTCTGCCATGCGTAGAGCCAAGACCTCAGCTTGCTCTTTATAGTCGTACTCCATCCATCTGTGTACGTCCTCGCTTACTTCAAAGTTCTGAGGCCCAGCGGGATTAAATTCTACCCCGGCTTGCTCCATTGCTTGGAAGAAATCAGGCACCTCGAATTTCAATAACATCTTTTCGAGTAACTCAGTCTTCTTATTAACTGCTGTCTTGCTATTATTTATCACAGATGGCTCGATGTTCTGAATCATCTTGATCGCATTACCCACCATGTAGTCAACCAAAGAGGTAACTTTCTGTCCATTGATCCACACCGTTGGCAAATCGCAATCGTTCTGGTCTTGGGTGGTGTAATAGTAATCCTTATTGTATTGGCGCCCTAAGTAGTAGGTGAACATTCTCACCACCTCATCGATAGGGTTTTCTAAATCGTTTGTCTTTCTAACTCGAGAAATTCTATCGTATCTCTTGTTGAAGTGAGACATGATGAATTGAATATTCTTCTTAAACCAGATTTTGTCTTTTGCGCTTTCCGCTACAAATTGGTTAGGTTGATCCGTTATAGTGAATGCCATTTATTACAAATTTATGCAATTTTACTTGGATTTCACAATTTTATTCTTATTATACTCCTCGATCAATTTTGGTTTTGTCTTTAATATTTGTTGGAACAAGGATTGAGATAAGTCCCACTCTAGCATCTTCTTAGAGGGTCCGATGATTATTTCTTTGAATACAGTCTCGGGGTATCTCTTAATCATCTCGGCTACAGTTATCTTATAGTCTGGCTCATTCCAACAATGTTTAGGTTGGTAGTAATTATCTCTGAGACCCAATACAAGATGTTCCACTTTTGCTATCTGCTTGATTTTCATATAGTTAATTTTTCTATTCTTTTTTAAACATAGGGGACCTAACATTATGGCTGAAGAGGACCAAAAGAGAGCTACTTATCTAGAGAAAGGAGGGAAGATAAATAACAATAACCTCAACAACTATAATTAAGTTCCGAAAACAACTGGCGTAAATGGCACTTCGCTTATGGTCGGTATTCCTACCTTCTGTATGATGCCTTACCAACTCGTCATCTTGTTTTTCTTTCACTTCAGCCCCAGGGTGCTAGTTCGAGCATAGCCTGGCTTTTTGAGTTGGTATCCACTTACACCGTTACCTACAAGTATCAATTATTATACTCCCTTTTGTCTAGCGGTTAGGAGATTAGAACCGGATTGAGGAACTTGTAAGAACCGTACCGGGAAGTACTTAAAAAAATAAAGGGCTCCCCGGTTGTCCACTAGCACCAACACCAGCCCGAGAAACCCAAAAAAAGGTCTTTTAAATTAGTATTGGTAATAGTGGACAGGTACAAAGTAAATACATTTATTCCTCAAAATCAAGTATATAATGCCTAGGAACCAATTTTTTTATATAAAATTCGATAAATTCATGCCCCTTGGCTACAATTTGCTTCTCAACGATGAGGCGAAAGATGTATTTATCATTGAAATCATACTTCTTCTGCAAGATATCGACAAAGGGTTTGACCACATTATCGACATCGCTCGCCATATTGGCTAGACCAACCACCATAGAAACTTCCAAGGGTTCTGCAATCCACTTTAATTTATATGCCGGCAGTTTAAGTAAGACCTCCTTCTCGTATTCTTTATACAAGGGGGATTTAAACTTACGTCCTTGCCATGCCTGATTAACCGATAAGGGTTTTACCTGGACTCTATTTGAAAAGAGCAGGATACTGCGCTTTGATTGTTCCTTCATGTGCTGCTAAATCTGTGTAAAGTAATAATTCTGATGGCATACCAAAGTAAGCGGCTACCCATAAGATGCATTTAAAATTTGTTAGGCGACCTTCTGTGAATGTATGGAGCAAGGTACTATCTGTTCTGACCCCCATATAATCGGTCAAATTATCTAATGTGATATAGCTCTTATGGATTCGATTCAAGAAACGAATATTGGCTAAGAACCTCTCGCTAATCTCCCTTTCTTGTTTGTCAACTAGAGCAGAGTAGTACTTATGTCGCACTTTAGCGAGCATATGTTGCTCCACATAGGGGCTCAGACCCTTTTTCTTAATATTAACCCGCTCCTGTTCAAACTCATCTACGGTCATATCTGTATAGAAGAGGTAAAGTGCTCCATATACTTCTCGTTCTCTTGAATGCATTTCATCACCTCACGCATGACGATGATTAATTTCTGCTGATCAATAAGAGATTTACCGTTAAGGATATTGTACACATCGTACTTCTCAATTCCAAAGGGGAAGGTACGCTCAACTATACGAGCCATATCCCCTCTACGCAATTTGCCCTTGAGCTCTAGTATTTTATTTTTTAATTCTGTATTCATAATAATATACAATTTTAATATTTTTTTTTGGTATTTCCAAATTTCGTTGTATATTCGCTCCACAATAGTTATGGCTTTAAAAGAAAAAACAACCCCAGTAGTGTATCTTACCATCAGAGAAGGTAAGATTGCAAAGAAAGAAGGAGACAGTTATGTCTTATTTGACTCAGTAGAAGGTTACATCCGTGGAATCAGTACAAGAGACCACAAGTATGGAACAGATTTGTGCATCACTTTAGAAGATGACCAGATGTATCAATTGCAAATTAAAATGAAGGGTGAGGAACCTACAAGCAAGCAGACAGCTTACTTTATTGCATTTGCACATTGTTGCCCAGCAATCGATCCACACCAAAGAGTAGAGTTCATTCCAAATTTGAAAATCGTGGACGATAAAAAGAGATCCGCCTTATTCTTGAAACAGAATGGAGAGACTATGAAGTGGGCTTACAAAGTAGGTCAAGATGGAGTCCCTGCTCCAGAAGAATTGAAAAATAAAAAAGGGGAAGTAATCTCTACAGATTGGTCAGAGGTTGAGGCTTACAGAGTTGATCAGGTTAACTTATTCAGCAAGAATTTAGCTCCGGCCGTACCCCGTGATATCGTTAGAGAGTATGGAGTAAATCCACACGCTGAGTCGATTAACGATGATGATTCAATCTCGGATTTACCCTGGTAATGTCAAGAGGCATAAATAATATGGCTTTAGCTAGTAAGATAGGAAAAACGATTGAACCTGCTCATATGAAACATTATGGGCAGGAACAGCGGTCTATAATTCGGCAGTCTTCGTTGAAAAGTGCCGTAAATATAATCTCCTCGATGAGTCTAGAAGGTAAGAGTCTAGACGAGGTTAAGGAGATGACGTTTCACCTTGCACAGGAATTCGAAACATGGGTCTTGAGATAGTCCAAATCAATAAGGACAAAAGCTACGATGAGTGGTTACAATTCCGCTCACGTGGTCTTGGGGCCTCAGAGATTGGTACCTTGATGGGTGTTAACTCCTGGAAATCTCCAGCAGAACTGTACTACCAGAAGATTGGTTTGATCCCTCAGAAGGTTGAGCCAAATATTCCTATGTTTATGGGAACCATTTTGGAAAAGACTGTTGCTGAGATATTTGAGTACTGGGATGGCGATGATGCATCTATGTTGAAAAACTACGAGGCAGGTACTAAGGTCCGTACTCTGTACGAACCCGTTGGGTATGTTGTGAATCCCGATTATCCACACCTCTTTTTCTCGCCTGATCGCTTACAAATCAAAACAAAAAACTTAAGAATAAGAGATGGTAGAATTAACTTGGAAAATGTGGAAGCTGTTATTGAGATTAAGACGATTAGTGGATGGAGTAGCAAGCAGTGGGAGGGCGGTATTCCACCGTCTTACTACTTGCAATTGCAAACCTACCTAATGGGTCTCGGAATTGATACAGGCTACATGGTTGCTCTCGAGGACGGACGAAATCTAAAGGTCCATAAGTTTGAGAGGGATCAGGAAATGATCGATATGATTGGCAATGTAAGCCGTGACTTTTGGTCACGTGTTGAGGCCGGTCGCTTAGCTTTAGAGCTAGGAGAGGACTACGAGCAGTACGCACCCCCTCCAGATGGCACAGAGGCCTACTCTGAGTTCTTGACTGAGAAGTATAAGAACCCTGAGGAGAACACTATCGTGAGTACGCCA